GGTTTCTTCGTCGCTGGCGTCACCGGGCTCGAGTGACCCAAGTTTTTCAAAACTTGGGTCACGGCGTGCTGTGTCGTCGGCACGGGCTTTTGCGTGTCCTTCAGGATCGAGGACGCGCGAGATTGTCTGTTGCGGGATGCCAGTGACCAAAGCAGCTTTGCGTTGAGAGCCCGTGATCCGCACTATCCCGCGCAGGAACGCCGCCTCTTGCCGTCGTCGTCGATCGCGCTCGGCCAGCCAGTCCGAGGCTTTGCTGTCAGCCGCCGCGATCTTGGTGCGAACGGCGTCGAGTGCTCGTAGCAGCGTTGCTTGCAGCATCTAACGGCTCCATCATCGCTAGTGTTTTCCGCGCTATCGGCCAGCCATGATCGTGGACTTCACTGATCAGCATGATCAGGTCGAAGTCATCGAGGCTCCGGATTTTCTCGACCTCGGCCGGGGTGATCTTCTGGTTCGGCGCCAGCATCAGAACGGCAGCTCGTCGTCGACCAAAGTCGAAGCCGCCATCGTGTCGACATAGTCCGGAAACTCCTCTTTCGCCGGGCGCCGACCATCGAGGCGCGGCTGACCTTCGCTGCGGCAGATCTGCACATGCGCCAACGCAAAGGAGACGCCGCGATTGGCAGATTTGTGATAGGCAAAGGGCGAGACCTTAAGGCGCGCGAGCTGCCCCGGCCATACATCTTCCGGCGTGTCGATGTCCTTGCGCAGCGCGGTGATGATGCCGGGCTTGGTCTTCGTCCAGGCCGTGATGTATGTGCCGCCGGGGATGTCGTAGCCGTTGTAGGGTTTTTCCTCGCAGCGGTGGAACGGCGAGTGCATGCCCTTCATGAAATCGACGTCCTTCGATTTACCGGGGCCGAACTTGGCGTCGATCGCTTCATGCACCGCGACGCGCAGCGCCTTGTACTCCGGCTCCTCTTGCGCGGCGCGATCGAAGAGCAGCGAACAGGAGAAGACCGGCTCGCCGCCGGGAGCGCGCGGGCGCGGCGAGAACAGAACTGGGAACGATAGGACGCCAATGGGAGTGCGGATGTTCATGGAATCGATTCTCCTTACTTGAGACGATCGGCGATCTCGCCGGCGATGCCGGCATAGCCGGCGGCGTCGATGAAATCGTCGGGGTTGAGCGCGCCGGTATAACGGCGCGCGATTTTCAACGCCTCGAGCATGCAAGCCACGTCGAGCGCGTTGAGATGGGGGGTTTCCTGGGCGCGGTATTTGATGGTGAGGATGGCGTTCCAGAGGTCGGCGATGGCGCGCATGTTCTGCATGATGTCGCCATGCGTGTGGGCGCGGTCGCCGCTGACGAGATCCGCAGCCGTGCGGCAGATCGAGGCGGCGCTCATCTCACAGCCCCAATGCCCGCAAACGCGCGGATAAACTCGGCGGCGACCTGCGGGACGATGGCATTGCCGTAACCGCGCAGTCGTCCCATGCGGGCGGGAACCCCATGAGCCAGCGGGAATGTGCCGGGTTCAATGCGCCGCGCTTTTCCGTCGGTGCAGGGGAGCCAGTCGGCATCGGACCAGAAGTTAAGACTTCCAACTCCAGCCGAGACCTCGTGCCGCTTGGGGGCATTACAGTCGTCTCGCTCAATGTCCCATCCGACAGTCTTGGAGTGCCCCAACCTGCTAGGGAGACTTGGCGCCCCAAGAGGCCGTTGATCGGCGTGTTCTCCAATGTGCTCGCCCCGTCCTTGTGATCCCGGCTCGTCGGTGTTGCCCAGCCCGCCATGCGTGCGGCATCCGTCAGCGTCGTGCCGTTGTGGTGCGTCTCCGTCTTCGGGTAGTCCCGAACACCAGAGCTCGCGCTGTCCTGCTTGGTCGGTGTCGGCCAGCCCGCCAGCGCCGCCGCTCCCGGCAGCCGGTCGCTCCCCTGCGCGGGGCCGCCGTTCGGGCCGTCCTGCCCGCACGGCGTCGGCCAGCCCGCCAGCTGCGCGAAGTCCGTCAATCGCTGTGCGTGTTCTCCCGATAGCGCCCGGCTCGCTTGACCCCCGCGATCCCCATCGCCCTTCTGCGGCGTCGGCCACCCAATAAAGTCTTTGTCTGATGTGCGGCGCGCCGACGCCCGCAGCGCACAGATCGGCGGCCCCGACGCCATAGGCCAGTGCTTCCAGATCGTCGCGTACTCCGGCGAGCCAAAGGCGGCCATCCCTGCTCGCAACCTGCTCTCCAAAGACGACTGCAGGGCCGTACTCCGCGATGAGGCGGCAGAACTCGGGCCACAGATGCCGCTCGTCGGTGATGCTTCTGCGCTGTCCCGCGCCGCTGAAGGGCTGGCAGGGGCAGGAGCCGGTCCAGACAGGCCGGTCATCGGGCCATCCGGCGAGACGAAGGGCACGGCTCCATCCGCCGATGCCGGCGAAGAAATGCGCTTGGGTATAGCTGTCCAGGTCATCGGCCCTAACGTCCTTTATGTTTCTCTCATCGACCGTGCCGTCGGCGATATGCCCGGCAGCGATCAGCTTGCGCAGCCACTCGGCGGCGAAAGGGTCGTTCTCGTTGTAATACGCGGCGGCGCTCACTCGGGGCGCCGCTGCATGGCGGCCTGGCGCAGGCCTTGGGCGCAAGTGTCGGCCGCGAGGTAGTAAGATGAGATCCGGGTGAGTGGCCGCTCCTTCAGGCGCTCGGCCATCGCCGCGCAATAGTCGGCGGCCCACTCGAGGGTGCGCGGATCGAGCCAGTCCGGGGGCGGGTTCATCGCGCAAGCTCCGGCATGAAATCGAGCATGTTCTTGACGGCGAGAACCGCGGTGCAGATCTCGTCAGCGATCCCGTGAGCGAGAGCCTCGATCGGCATATCGAGCTCCGCGAGCTCAATCTCGTTGAGATCGAGTTCTTTCTCGAGCTCGTCGGCCTGCTGCGCCGTCGCCTCGAGCAACATGAGAAGCATCTGCAGCCGGAACCGCACTGGATCATTCATCGCCGAGCTCCGCGAGATCGCTGCGCTCGAGCTTGACGCCGGACGAGACGCTCTCGACGAGGGTGTCGGCGATCGCGGCCCAGAGGTGGTGGCACTGCACGCGCTTCAGCGCCTTCTCCATCTGCGCGGGAGAGCGCAGCGTCTGCTCCCAGAGCACCTCATCGGCGATACCGGAGTCGGTCAGGACGCGCGCCGTCGCGCTCTCGCTGCCGGCCCATTTGCGCGTCGGGCGCGTCGGCGCCAGCTGCCAGCCGGGGATCCTCACCTGCTGCTTCAGCGTCTCAAGCGCATACTCGCGCACCCGCTCACTCCACAGCATCGCGCGCTCGGCGACATCGAGCGCTTCGGCCAGCGCAGCCGGATCGCGCAAGATATCCGCGGCCATCACATCCGGATCGGGCATCGCCACGTCGTCGAACTCTTGCTTGGCCATGGCTTGAGCGTCCTTTGCTAAGCGGGGGCAGATCTGCACCGCGGGACAGAAACGGCACCACGAGCCGGGATTGAGCGGCGCATCGGGTTGCGCGCAAGCCTCGACGCCGGGCTTCAAGACCTCTTCGATCCACATCTCGAGATCGAGCAGGGTGATGGTCCAGCTGCGACGCTCGAGCGGCGCCACATGCGGCTGGATAATGGTCAGCCGGATCTCGGCGATCTTGTCGCGCAGCTCTTTGGGCAGCCCGGCGACGACGCCGGCGGCGTAATAGAGCAGCTGCGGGTTGTTCTTCGGCGATACCGGGATGCCCGCGCCGTTCTTGTAGTCGATGATCTCGAGGATCCCGTGCTCGAGCTCGTAGATCGCAGCGTCAACGCTGCCGAACAGCGGCACTGGGGGCGGCTCGGCGAAGTAGCTGTCAAGCGAGACGCGGAGCTCGAACTTCGCCGCGCAACCGGGGCGCAAGACATCATGAACGTAAAGCAGCATCACGTTGACGCCGGCGATGAAGTCCTGGTCGATCTCGATCCGATGCCCCTCGATCTCCCAGACACGGCCAAGCTCCTCTTGCGAGAGCGGCATCTCGCCGGGGAGCATGCCGTGCCTGAGCGCCTCGTCGACGGCGTCCTCGATGTATTTATGCGCCAGCGTCCCGGTCGCGGCGTAGATCGAAGACGGGCGCGGCGGCGCGATCCGGCTCAAGCGGAAAGAGCCAGCACATCTGAGCCAGCGATACGAACCGGACCCACCGAGGAGCGAGTGCTCCGTCATGTCCGGCACACGCGGCACTGCAACGCACGCAGTGGATCGTCCTTTCGAGGGGTTGGCTGCCGCCCAGTCGCGAACTCCTCGCCGAGCTCGGTCAAGCCGGCTGGCCAGGTATCGCGGCCGGGGCTGCGCCACGTCGCGCCGAAGACCGCCTCCTGGGTCGCTGCGTCGTCAAAGATCTCACGGTGATCAAGCCACAGCTGATACCACTCGGTCAGACGCTGGAAGAAACAGCGGGCGCAGTCAGTGCGCAGCGGGATCTCGACGTTGCGCTCGCGCAGATAGCCGAGCACCTCGGAGAGGCCCCACTGCCACTCTCGCAACGGGAACGCCGATCGGACGCCGGGGACGCGAGCGTAGTCGCCGCCCTCACGGTCAGGCTCGTCAGCCCGCAAGCCGACATAGGACACGATCTCGGCGTGCAGCGCGCTCTGCTGCATGAGCCAGGCGGCATAGGGCTCGATCTTCAGCATCCGCGTGCAGAACCGCATGCGCCAGTTGGGTATCGAGTTCTCTTCCAGAACGAGACCGCGCAGGCCGCCTTTGCGCATGATCGGCACCAGCTGCTTGCCGAGATGCTCACTCAGCTTGCGCCAGTGGGCGAACATCTCCGGCAGTTCGTCGCCGGTCGGCGTGCAGACATAGGTGTAATCGACAGCGGGATTAAGCTCGTGCAGGCGCAGCGCCATCGCAGTACTGTCTTTGCCGCCGGACAGCGCGACCACATCGAGGGTCATGCGGTGTTCTCCGACGTGCGCGACCGAGGACGCTCGACCGGCTCCGGCAGGCGCGGCAGCACACGCCACTCGTTGGCAACATGATCCTGCAGCAGCTGCCACACCGTGCCGTCACTGGCGAGCGCGTATACCGTGTCCGCCGCAACCGCGATCTGCACGATCTTGCGGTAGTTCATTTCCGCACCCCGGTCTCCTGAGCGAGCTTCATCACGCGCGCGTAGAAGACGTGGCCCTGCTCAATCCCGATGTCGTAGAACTTCGCGACCTCCCACTCTTTCTGGAGCTGCTTGACCTCCTTGACGTGGCCCGCGGTGTAGACCGCGCGCACCAGCGCCAGTCCCGCCTCGCGCGCCTCGCCGGGCGACATCGCTGCATCGATGAGGCCGATATCGTCCTCGGCCGCGGCGGCTGGCGGCGCGTTCAGCTCCACCGACTTATCGGGCAGGGCGACCGTGACCGGCGCGATGACGGTCGGTGCTTGCGTTGCCTTGGCGACCTTGGCGGCACGGGCCTTCGCCATCGCGTCCTGCTGCTGCGCCAGCTTCTTCGTATCGACGGGCTCGGGCAGGACCGCCGCGGCTGTGCTCATCACGACGGTGGCTTCAGCGCGCCCCTCGTTCAGCAGCCGGTACACTTTCGCGCCCGTCTCCTCGTCCGTCTCGAACACCAGATGGATCTGCATCGTCGTCTCCTTGCAGCTCAGCGATCTCGGCGGCCTTCCGCCGAAAGGTTTGCATAATCCGCTCGTCGAGCGTGCCGCGCAGATAGAGGAAGCTCGCGAGCACGCTGTCGCGCTGTCCCAAGCGGTGCGCGCGGCAAATGGCTTGATAGTTCTCGCCGGGCACCCAGCTGGGCTCGACGATCGCGACCTCGTTCGCCGCGGTCAGGGTGATCGCGGTGCCGGCGGCGAGGATCTGGCCGATGAAGACGCGGGTCGTGGCGCTGTTCTGGAAACGCTCGATCGCCAGGGAGCGCAGCCGCGGGCTGGTATCGCCGGTGACGACCACCGGGTCGTAAGGGAGAAGGCCGCGGCGCAAATGCTCGATCACACTGTGATGCCAAGCGAACACCAGAACCTTCGGCGTAGCGCTCAAGCGCTCCTCGAGCCACAGCAAGGCCGGCGCGACCTTCAACTCGCCGAGCTCGCGGCGCAAGGTCGCGACCGCGCCATCGGGCGTAGTGAGCGCCTGCAGCAGATGCTCGTCGGCGGTCTGGGTCAGCATCACGGCGCGGTTCTGCACGCCGGGCGAGAGGTGCTGCAGCCAGCCGGCTTCGGCAACGAGAGGGATGTCCTGCAGCTGCAGGGGTGGGAGCTCGGTGAGCACATCGGACTTACGGCGACGCAGGATGTACGGGGCGAGGGCAGTGCGCAGCTCGGGCTGGTTCTTACTGCCGGTTATCTGGCGGCCGTAGACGGTGTCGCGGTAGCGGGTGAAGCGATCCTCGAACCGATGCTGGCCCAGCGGTGGCCCCAGCGCGGTCGGCCAGAAGGTGCGATAGTGCTGCCAGATCTCGCCGGCGTGATTGGGGGTTGGCGTGCCGGTCAGCAGGATGACCTTGTTGGCCCTGGCCTGCAGACCGTTATCACTGCCGCTAAGACCGTATAGGCTCTGGGTGCGGTTGGAGGCGTTCTTCAAGTAATGCGCCTCGTCGAGGATCAGCAGACCCCAGGTGAAGCGGTTCAGCGCCGCGGCGACATGCGACCTGCGGTCGCTGAACTCGTCGTAGCCGACGATCACGATGAGCGGGCCTTCGGCCTCGAGGCGGTGCTTGACCGCCGGGAGGTCGTGGGGCGGCTCGAGGAGAAGGACACGGCGGGTCCAGTGCGGGAACCAGCGCGCGATCTCGCCCTCCCAGACGCGCCGGGCACCGGCCGGAGAGACGATGATGATCCGCTGGGCGTTGAGCTTGCGCGATGCCTCGAGCGCCTGCAGGGTCTTGCCGAGGCCGGCCTCGTCGAGGAGCATCACCGCGCGCGTGAGGGCCAGGTGGCTTACTAGCCACTCGACACCGTCCAGTTGATAATCGCGCAGAGCTGCGGGCATAGAGCTCCAGCACCACAAGATGTGGTATAATTGGGAGAAAGCTGACGGAGGTTCTTTTCGGCAGGTCTATTTAATGACTAAACACAGGTCGAGTCAACGCTCAACACCAAAACACAGGTAAAGATTTTAGTGTGAGCCCTGATGAGCGCCGAAAAGCGCCAGCAAGGCAGCCTCGGCGCGGCCGTCATCCTTCACTCTGATGAAGCTCGCCGCGTTGGCGGGGAAGAGACGCGAGGCGATAAGTCGGGCCTCCGACTTGTCGGGCCCGAGGCGGAAGCTGCGCTTCCACTCTTGCGGCGTGACGAGGCTGGTCGGGATCGCGAGAGCGGCAAGGACGCCGCGCACCAGACCATAGGCCAGGCCGAAGGAAAACGACGAGGTCACGCCCTGCTTGGGGAGGGCGTGGACACGTTCGATCCACGCTGTATCCGGCTGATAATGCTTGATTATGTCAGCGAGCCAGACCTCCGAGACCTGGCGCCGCTTGATCTTGCCGACCTTGATCAGCGCCTGCGGCATGTCGGCGAGAGTGAGCGCCTCGAGGTCGATGTCGTAAAGCGCCAGCGCCCCTGTCGCGCCGGGGTCAATGCCGAGGACTGTCGGCATTAGGCGGAGTGCCGGGCGAGGGCGGCGCGAACTCGTCCTGGTCGATAAAGAACTCGCGGCAGTGGTGACCGCTGCGCTCGATCGAGTAGAGCACGGCCGCGACCCAGCGCGCAGGGATCTGACCGCGCTGGAGCCACATCTGCGCCCGGTTATACGATAAACCGTGTTGTGGCTGATAGCGATCGAGCAGGTTCAACACGCCTCTGACGCCGTTAAAGGTCCGAAAGACGTGGGGGACGTCGAGGGTCACCATCGGGAAAAACTCCGGGCTACAGGGAAAGTGTAAGCCTAATTTAGGCCGCGACTCGAGAAATGTAAGGTTCTAACCGTATTTTTAGGCACAACCTCACCCGTATCCGTTTTGGCAACAGGTTGTGGATAAGAGCGCAAAGAGCGCACAAAATGCGCTTGATCTAGTTTGTGTCCGGTAGAAAACAAACGCCTTATCGCCACATATTGTAGTGGATTTGTTGCAGTTCTGTACACAAAATATTGCGGCTCGAACACATCTTGTTGTGTTGTTGCGGCACAAAGAGTATATGAGATCAGCCTGCGAACTTATGGACAATTATGTGGATAACCACACATCCCAAAGGACCTTTACCATGATCCCATCGAAAAAGACCCCTATGGACTCCGATAACACAATTAAGCAAGATGCCTTGACTCCACAGAACGTGGAGGAGGAGGCGCAACATGTTCCGCCGAAAAAAGCGACTGCCGCGCGGCCTGAGCTTCAGTCCTTCGTCGATGCCCTGAGCGCCGCCATGGCGAAGCACAATCTCACGGCGTCAGACCTCGCCCGGGCTGTGTGGGGCACCACCAAGGACACGCGCGACTACGAGGTCGCCAAAGGGCGCGACCGCATCGGATACTTCCTCCGCGGCGTTCATTTCCCCGATCAGAAGAACTTGCAGAAGCTCGCTCGGGCAGTCGGCCTCACGGTCGAGGAGCTGGCCCGTGGAACCTCATACGCGGCGCCTTGGGTTGCTCTTGCAGCTGCCCGGTCGGGGGCTAAGTCTGCCGGCAAGCTGACAGAAGACGAGGCGACAGAGGACAAGGCGACAGAGGACAAGGCGACGGCGGGCAAGACGACTACGCGCGAGGCACCGGCGGGCAAGGCAAAGACGTCCGATCCGTTTGCCCTTGCAGGGCCTCTGCAGTTGCTGCGGGTGCACGGGGAGCCGGACAAGCTGTACGTGCTGATCGCGGAGCCGCTCGACATAAAGCTCGCCAAAGAGATCGCCGCGCTGGTGCTCTCCAGCCTTGGGGTCGAGCCTCTAAACGGCAATCATAACAACAACAACCATAACGACAACGGCGGCGAAACCGCGTGAAGCTCTTAACGCAGCGCGAGATCGCCTCGGTGCTGCGTTGCTCCGTCCACACCGTCGCCCGGTTGCGGCGGGATGCCGGGCTGCCCTGGCTTCCAGGGCGTCCGGTCTTGATCCCAGAGGAAGATTTCGAACGATGGCTTACGCGACGAACGAGAAGATCTCTATCGGACCCTTTCGCTCCCTCCGGCTCGAGCAAAACGCGGGCGGCTACTGGGAGATCCGGTGGTCCTACTATCAAGGGCCTGGCAGCTTTAAAGGCGACCGTAAAAGCTGCCGGACGAAGCTCATCTCTGAAGCGGAAGTTGAGTTCGAAGATTTCTGCCGCGCCGCCCGCGAAGCCACCGAAGCCGTGAAGGCGCAGCAAGGGTTGACGGTCGACGAGCTCTGCCGGCGCTGGCTCGAGAACGCCGCCCTGCACGGCAAGGAGCGCACCGGCTTTTACGTGCTGAGCGCGCCGCGGCGCATGCTGGGCCACTACACGGCAGCGCAACTGGTTGCGGACGACGACATCCTCGCCGCCTATCCGCGCCAGCGCGGGATCGCCAACGGCTCGATCCGGCGCGAGCTCGGCGCGCTCAAGACGGTGCTGCGCTGGGCCGCGAAAAAGAAACTGATCACGGCGGCCGAGGTGCCTTCCTTTTACGAGATGCTCCCGCCCTCCGGCGCGCCGCGCGCCAAGTTCCTCACCCGCGAGCAGAAGGCCCGGTTCTGGGAAGAAGCGATGCGCTGGGGCGACGGCACGGCCACGCGGCACTGGCACCCCCTGCAGCAGCGCTCGGCCTACCGCCTGATGCTGTTCATCGCCTTGGGGCTCGAGACTGCGGCGCGGCGCGGCGCGATCTACGACCTCACCTGGGACCGCGTCGACCTCGAGCGCGCGACGATCGATTACCGGGTGCCGGAGCAGCGCGTGACGAAGAAACGGCGCGTGCGGGTGCCGATCTCGACGCGGCTGCAGCCGGTGCTTGAGGCGGCGTGGCTCAAGGCCCCCAAGGACGCCGGCGGACGGGCCACAGGGCGCGTCCTCGGCGAGGACCGCGTCATCGACCAGGGTTTCGTCAAGTTCACCACGATGATCGGCATGCGCTGGGTGACGCCGCATGTGCTGCGCCACACCTGGGGCTCGTTGGCGGCGATCAACGGAGTGCCGCTGTGGCACATCGCGCAGGTCATGGGCGACACCATCGCCACCATCGAGGCCAACTACCTGCACCTGACGCCGGAGCATCTGCGCGGCGCCGTCGACCACGACATGGAAACCATCGCGAAGGATGCATGAACATAGGCAGTCCCGCTCAGACCGCCAAGACACTGCGCGAAACGGCCGCGCGCTGCCGCGAGCTGGCTTCGATCCCGACCACCGGAGGGCATGAGTCGGATCGCCTGCTGCGCGAGTTCGCGGAGCTCCTCGAGCGCGAGGCCGACAAGCTAGCTGTGACCACATGAGGCGTTGTCCCAAGTGACCGAGCAAGAATACCGGAACGCAAGACGTGAGTTGCGCCGACTCAATCGGCTCATTGACGAAGCGCCTATGGAGGCCAAGCCGGTTTTTCGCGGCATCTGCGAGCTTCATGCGGCGGTCGCTGATTACGAGCGCTATAAAATCCGCGCAGCACTTCGCGCGATTAACTGAAAAGGGCCGCCGTGACAGACCTAAAAGTGGTCAAGCTGCCGACCGGAAACCTGCAGGACATTCCGGCTCTCATGGAGGCGGTTGCCAGGCAGACGCGCGAAGGTAAGTTCGGCAAGATAGTGGCCGGCGTCTGCGTCCTGCTCAATGATGCCGGTGAGCCCCAAGTGTTCGGGTGGGGCGACACCGATGCTGTGCGAGGCATCGGGTTACTGACGCTGGGCGCTCAGTTTTTGGCGCGAAAGCCGTAAAGAAAAAAAAAACGGCCGTCCGAGGAAAGGACGACCGTAAAAGCTTTGATGTCCACACACCGCAGACCCGGACGCCATATCCGTTCCAGGCCCACATCAGGGAAAAAGCAGAAGCTTGGGGGCTCACTGTTTTCCGAGAAGCCCAGTATGCCCTAACGCGGCCTATAAGCCAAAACAATTTTGTGGTCTCAACACAAGAGCGCTTGCCTCGCGCCCTGTCGCAGGCGCAGGCTGAACGCTCGCCCGCAGATCGCCACAATCCGGTCTGCGCGGAAATCCCATGGACACCCTACCGCCTTGCATCTCCCCGATGCGAGCAGGAGCCCCTTCATGTCCTCTTCCGACAGCAGCAATGTCGTGCCCTATCCGATGACCAACCCGCAGTTCCTCGAGGGGCTTGCCGGTCCGGAGTGGGGGGACATCCAATGCGCCTATTTCTCCGGCAATCCGCAGGATCCGGACAACCCATGCATCAACTGGAACGTCTATCCCGCATCGACGGTGATCCACGTCATGGAACCGCACCTGAACAACTACTTTTGCGTCAGCCTGCCCAAACCCGGAGCGCCGGCCGGCCGCAAGCAGCCATCCTTCGGCAAGATGTTCGTGCTCGTGATCGACGATGTCGGCAAGAAGGTCGACGCGGCAAAGATAGAAGCGATCCTCGGCCCGCCATCCTACATCCTCGAGACGAGCGCCGGCTCCTCGCACTGGGGCTGGATCCTCGAGCCGATCACCGATCACGCCTGGGCCCAAGGGATGGTGCAGGCGCTCTACCGCGCGATCGGTGCCGGCGACAACCTCGTCAAGCTGCAAACCATGGTGCGCCTGCCGTGCGGAACGAACGGCAAGTACGGCTCGTCCTGCAGGCTGCTGCGCTGGACGCCGAACAACCGGATACGGCACAGCGACTGGATCGAGATCGAGCGGCGCATCGGCGCGATCACGCCGATCGCGCCGCCACTCGATCTCGATCCGCAGCTGCCGGACCCCGGCGAGGTCGAGGCCGATACCACGCTGCAAGCATTGCGCGAGCACGGCGACGTGCTCGGCAACCTGCGCAAGACCACGATGGGCTACGGGTTCGACGTCCGGTGCTTCAACGCCGCGGAGCACACCGACAAGCGCGACGCAGCGGTCTACGTGCCGATCTCGGGGATCTACAAGTGCCTGCACGGGCACTGCATCAACCTCACCGGCGCCGATCTCCGCGCCTATGCGGACAAGACGCTGCGCGAGGAGTCCGGCGGCCTCGACTCGCTGGCGCGGCGCGAGTTCGACGATGTCGACGAAGCGACCGTGCGTGCGTGTAACGCGCCGTCTCTCGCCGGCGTCTTCGACCCGTGGGCCGTGCGCGATCCGATACGCTGGCCCGGCGGTATTCTGCCCGCGGCATGGGAGGAGAAACTCACTCGATACGCCGAGATCTACGGCTACGACCCTGCGGCGCTGATGCTGAGCTTCATCGGCGCGGGCAGCGCCGCAGCCGACAAGCGCGCGCGGTTCCGGCCCTATCATCAGACCGACTGGGAGGTGCCGCCGATCATCTGGGTCGTCCTGGTCGCGCAAAGCGGCTCGCGCAAGACAGCGATATGGCGGCGCGCGATGGAGGTGCTGACGCGGATCAATAGGGAGCGCATGGCGGCGTGGAAGAAACGCCACGACGACTGGCACAGTTTGCCGTCGAAGGAACGCAAAGAGCAGCCCGAGCCTTACGCCGAGCCGGTCATGCTCGCCGACGCGACGATCGAGGCGCTGCAGCAAACGCTGGTCCGCAATCCGCGCGGCGTTCACTGGGCGCGGGACGAGTTCTCGGGGCTGCTCGATTTCGACCGCTATCACAACGCAGGCCGCAGCGGTAAGACCCACGATCACCGGGCCTTTTTGCTCGAGAGCTACGAAGGCGGATCCTTCACCTCGACCCGCGTCGGCCGCGGCGACCTGCACATAGAATCGTGCGGGCTGACGACGGGAGGGGGCATACAGCCGGCGGTGCTCGCCGAGCTGCGCGAAGGCCTGAGCACCGACGGGCTGCTGCAGCGCTGCGCGCTGTTGATAACGTCGACCCCGGAAGACAGGAAGAGCTCCGTGGAAGGAGCAACGCCGGCGCTCGACGAGATCGACGCGGCGATCGCGCGGCTGGTCTGGTTCACGCCGGCGATCGGCGCCTATATGACCGACGCCGAGGGCGAGGCCGCGATCCGCGAGACCGAGCATGACGGCGAGAGGCTGGTGCAATCGACGGATCTCGGGCTGGCCTTCCAGGCCGTCGCCAGCAAGCTGCACGGGCTGCATGCACGCTGCGCACTGATCCTTCATTTGCTGGACGAGCCGGCTCACGGCGTCATTCCAGGCAACACAGTTTGGAGGGCCTGGCGACTGGTGTGGTTCCTTTTGGACCACATGTTGTGGATTTATGAGAGCCTACCGGGTCCGCAAGTGGATACCACACGCGAGATCGCGAGTTATTTGTTGCGCTATGATATCAAACGGCTGACAACACGGATGTTGAAGCGCAACGTAGCAGTGTGCAGGGATATGGACCACAAGATGTTACGCGCTGCCATCGAGACTCTGGTCACAATGGAGTGGCTGCGTCCTGTGGAACGTGGTGTAGAAAATAAAGCATGGCTCGTAACCCCCGGATTAGACGTGCTTTTTGCTGAGCGCAAACGGCAAGAACACGCCCGTGTAG